TCGAGATGCGCCGGTCCACCGCGTTGAAGTACGTCCGGGACGTCGTCGACACCCCGAGGTCTTCCGGGTCTACGCCGAGCCCGTTCGCGATCTCGATCGTCACCTGTTTCTGCAGCTCCGCAAGCTGCAGATCAGCGAGGGACGGAGCGCTCACGTCGACCCGCCGGACCTTCGACGGCATCCACGCCGTCGAGCTGCGCCGCACCTCCGACCGCCACCGCGCCAGGAACGGGCCGATCTCTTCGTCCGTGAACGGCGTGATCGACGGGTCGTCGGTGTCCGTGAAGTAGTCGAGCGGCCGGGGGTTCTCCGCGTACGTCGCGGCCAACGTGTCGAGCAGCACCGCGCGCCGGACCGTCCGGGCCATGGCGACCAGCAGCGCCGGATTTGGGGAGTCGAAGCGGATCATCTCCGACATCGGAGTCCGGACGCCGTCGACCCACAGCCACCGACCCGGAGGTTGCACGTCCTTCGGTCGCGGAGGATCGACGGACACCTTCCCGACCGGGACGTATCGGGCAGACAGCGGGTAGCCGTCGAAGTCGAGCGAGGTCTTTTGCCACCACGCCGTTCCCTCGAAGATCAGATCTTCGACGGTGCGCGTCAGCGTGACGACGTTCGGGACGTCCGGGTCGATCTGCCGGAACAGCGGATGATCAACCGGGTCAATGCCGCGCCGGAGCATGAGCGGCAGGGTCGCGATCGAGCACACTTCGTTCCGGCCGCGGAGCACCGCGGGCACCGACAGCGCGACGTCGCGCGACACCCGGCGATCCGACAACGTGTTGAGGCTCGCGAGGAGCTCCGCGATCGGCTTCGGTGTCGAGTCGAAGAGGTAGCCGGGTCCGCCGGTCATGGTGACGATCTGCCGGACCACCGCGCCGGCCCAGCTCCGTACCGCTCCCCACCACTGCATACGCGGAGTGTAGACGATCAACCCGCAACGTGGACCGTGCCGGAGACCTCCCGCGGCTTCGGGAGAGTCCGGGCAAGGTGCGCGGCGCCGGCCACCGCGTAGACCGCGTCACACGGTCCGGACTTCCGGACGAAGATCCAACCGCCGGCCCGGGTGACGCGCTCCGACTCCTCGATCTGCGTGTTGAGCATGTCCTGACCGGAGTGCAGCAGCGTGCCGCCGGCAACCTCCTTCCCGAAGCCCATGCACACGGCCGGAGTCTCGCTGCGGATCTCCTCCACCTTCATGCCGCGCGGCCACCGGGACGCCTTCATGCCGGCCGCGACCGCGGCGCCCGGACCGTTCGGCAGCCACCCCAGCACCCGCGGGTTGATCTCCGCGATCAGACCCGGAAGCGCGCGCTCAAGCTGCGCCGCCGCCGCCGGCCCGGTCCACTCCCGCACCGTCTCCACCCGGACGAAGTCGCCGGCCACCACCGCGGCCACGCCGAGCGTCGCGTGGTCGCCCTCCTCGGAGATCTCGAAGCACGCGGCCAACCGGCGCCGGTCACCTTCGAGCGTCCCCGGCTCGTTCGCGTCCGACCAGCGCCGCGGGTCGATCGCCGCGTTGAGCAGCTTCACCCGGACGCACATGCGCTCCGTCCGGAAGCCGGCCAGCGCGCGACCGCCGAGCCGCTTCGCCCGGGCGCCAGCCTGCACGAGCACATCGAGATCGAGCCCGTACCCGACGCGCGGGTTCGCCTGCAGCAACGCGTCCACGTCGTCCGGCTCCGCGTCCTCCGGCGCCGACCATTCGAGCAGCCCTAGCCGCGGGTCACCCACGCCGGTCTCGATGAACTCCCGGGCCGAGTCCTGATGATCGTTGAGCACCACGGACCGCGCGTCGCCCGCGTTCGTCATGCACCAAATCTGCGCGTGCTGCGGCGAGCAGGCCGGCTCCATGGCATCCCACGCGTCGTAGCTCTTGTGCTGACGGAGCTCATCCATGATCCCGCGATCGATGGTGAGCGACCGGCCGCCCTCCTCGTTCGCGGCGCCGATCTTGTAGCGGCACCCGTCGTAGGTGAAGGACTCCGTCGATCCGTTCTTCCGGACGAGCCACTTGTTCCCGGGCGCGTGCCGGTCGTGGAACAGCGGCGTACGGCGCGCGAGGTTCACCGCCTTACGCCAGGACTCCTCCGCGTAGACGAGCTGCGTCGACGTCCCGAACGTCATCGGCCAGCGCTCGCGGAACTGCCAGAACAGCGACAGCACCACGGGGAGCTCCGTCTTCCCGTTCTGCCGCGCGACCATGAGCAGCACGATCCGGAACCGCGGCCGGCCGTCCGGCAGGAGCTCGCCACCGCGGATCACCGCGACCTCTTGCCACGGCAACAGAGGGTGACCGATCTCCTTCGCGAAGTCGATCACCGCGAAGCCGTACGAAGTATCAGGATTCAGGTCACGAAGGGGAGCGGTCGCGATGCGCGGCTCCGCGCTGCCCACGATCGGGGGTGCCTGCGCCAGAATGGTCACGATCCGTCACGACCCGGGCGCCGGGGAGAGAGAAACGGAACAGGGCGAGGGTGTCCGTGGGGGTGCGCCGCGGAAAAAACTGCGGCCGCGACGCGAGAGCGAGAGATCATTTCGCGATTTCCCTTTCCTCACTCTGTGTTACGGACCCGATGATCACGACGTTGTGACGATGCGCCGTTGCCCACCCCATGAGCTGCGCGAGCGTCCAGTTCTGCACGTCGACGCGCGCCCAGCAGGCCAGGCACTCGAGCTCCGGCCCTTCGTCCCGGTCGGCACCGACCCGGAAGTTGGTCAGGTCCACTTCGTCACCGCCCTGTTTTTCGGATCACGCAGCTCTGTCGGATCCCCGATATGCGTGTTGCAGGATGCGCACGACGCGACAATGAACCTAGGGTCGTCCCCGGTTACGCTCCGGCCGAGTGTGTGGTGAGCGTGGCCGCCGGCCAGCACCGCGCGCCCTTCGCATGTGTGCACACCCGGGCGCCGTGCGCACCAGCCGTCCACGTGCGCGCGACACACCCCGCGGTCGCGGACCAGGATCTCTTCGCGCAGGCGCCGCCATGCCCGCGTCGACCCCGTATCCCACGATTGGCTCACACCGTCAGCGTACGCAGAAGCGCCACCGGATGATCCGGACCGGGCGGGTACAGGCCGCGGGTCGGTTCGGGTCCGATGGCGCTCCACCGTTGGGGAACGGTCCGCTCAGGCTACCGCTGCGCCTGGTCGTTAGATGCGTACAGAGCGAGCCATTCCCACACGTCCTGCTCTTCGTGCAGGTGCACGAGCGTCGAGCTCGACACGTCGTGCGTGCCATCGTGCGTGAAGTTGTGCACGGCAGGGTCGTACCGCGCAGGATCGCCCATCGGCCACGTGTCGTCGACCGGGCCGGTAGGTCCGCGGTAGATGTGCAGGGTGAGCCCGTGCAGCTCGTAGAAGTGCGCACCGACCCGGAGCATCAGGTGCCGCGAGCCGACCTCGTCCACGCTGCGCCACCGGTCGTCGCCGGCCCGCTTCCACCCGGGCGTGTAGTCCTCCACGTTCGGGCCGCTCACTTGCCGGCCTTCGGGATGACCAGGATCGGCGCTTCGGTCATCTTCGTCGGCAGCGGTTCGCCGAGCTCCGCGAAGCGCGCCTTGATCGCGGCCTGATCGACGATCTCCCGCGGGGTGCCGTGCGACCGGGTCCACTCCCCGTACGTGCCTTCGGGGATCTCCTTGATCTGCTCCTTGAGACCCTTCACGATCGAGTCGAGCTTTCGTGCCTCGCGCGATCGTGCGTCGTAGTCCGCCAGCAGCATCGCGATCCGGGTCTTGCGCTGCGCTGCGGTTTCTCTGACCGCCATGTTGATCTCCTCCGTGAGGGTGTCGGTTGGCTAGCACCGATGCTCACACATCGGCGCCGGGTTGAGCAAGAGGTAGTTTCTACGGACAGTTACCGGAAGTCAGACAGTAAGTAAGAGCGCGCGTCCGCGTAGGTAGCAGACGAAGTGCACCCGGCAAATGCACCCCCTTTCCTAGGGTTGACAGATGGACGGCATGGGGGTAGTTACGCGTGTGGTCGGAGGTAAAACCCTGTTCAGGGGGTGCAGAAGTGCTAAACCCGCAGGTCAAGCGCTTGTTGCGCCGGCTCCTGATCATCAGGGGGTGCACTTCGGGGTGCGCCCGACTCGTAGTTCAGCCACACGTGATCTTGCGGGGGGATGCCGAACGGCGCCCGGGTGATGTGCGCCCCGTAGTAGCCGCGCGTCCCCCGCTTCGTCACCGGGATCAGGCCGGCCTGCCGACACAGCTCGTTGAACCGCTGCACGCCCGTGTGCGTCCGGCTCCCGGAATCGTGCTCCTCCCACGCGCGGAACGCCTTCAACAACGTCGTCCCCTTGTTGAATATCTCGCCCTGCGAACGAACCACGCCCGATTCCGGGTCGTCGAGCCACCGACGCACCTTGTTCGCCTTATCCGCGAATTCCGCATGTGCCCGCTCCCGCGATTCCCCGGACGAGAACCGGCCAGCCGCCATGAGCCGCCGGAGCGCGTCGACCGCCTTGACCGCGATCCCGGGCAGCTCTTCGTCAGTGATCCGCTTCGACAGCGACGAGTCCGGAACCGTTGGGGCGTAAGGGAATCGGAGCACCTCCCACCGACGCGTCCACCCCACCGACGAGTCGGAGGTACCCGGGATCGCGTTCGCCGAGAAGATCGCCTTCCCCCACCACTTGAAGCCGAAGCCGTCCTCCCCCTTCCGCTCCGCGCGCATCACGTCATCGCCGGACAATTGCTTGATCTTGCCTGTTTTCTCAATGAACGTCGCGTCGATGTCACCGCAGATGTTCGCCAATTTGCCATAGAGATCCGCCGATGCGAAGCGATTCTCCGACAGGTCATGCAGCTCCACCGCGGCGAAGTTCTCCGCGCCCAGCATCGCCCGGATCACGTTCAGGAACACACCCTTCCCGT